ACACCACCGAGACCTTGGCATGCCTCTTCAACCATCTTATGAATTTTTTCTAGGTCGAGAACCTCAACCGTTCCATCTCTCTTTTCTACATTGATGCTCATACTTTCTTCCATGTGTTCAGTTTAAGTTTAGCTTCCAGTCCACGGTAGGTGTTTGATTCTACCATATGTTGCACGTCATGTCCAGCAAGGTACATGTCGTTGATGTCTTTTTGTGTAATTGATGATGGCCAGATAACTACGGAGTTGCCACTATCGATTGTTTTACTGACTCGATTGACGATCTCTCTGTTTCTGGGTTCGTTATCATAAACATAGCAGCAATCGCTAGCAGTCCCATGAGGAACATGAACGTCACTTCCACACATAGCAATCGCATTGCGAATGAACGTGCTGTCAAAGGGACCTTCAGTGATGTATACTCTTTCATTAGCATTTATTTTATCAAGACCAAATATTTTAGGTTGCGATTCGTCTAGTATGATAGTAATGTATCGCAACTTGGTTCTAGGTGAGAGTGATCTACCTTGATAACCAAACATTACTTTATCTGCTGTGTATAGTGGCAGAATAATACGTGGACCATCGCCTCTCATGTCATCGAATGTAGGCGTTTGTGTGTTGGTCCACTCTTTAAATTTAGGACAGTACAGGAAATAATCCAGATCTTTAATTTTGCGTTGCTCTAGATATTGACGTGCGGGGTGAGAGTTATTTAGCTCCGAAATCTTCTGTAAATTGAGAGATGATTTGAATACTGGTTTTTTAAAATCAAACTTTGGATCGGGCGTCTGTGTGCCCTTTCCAGTAAGACCATCACGGTATCTCTCCATGACATATTCATTATAAAGACCAGGGTTTTGATCCTTCAAAAAATTAGTGAAGGTTCTACCAACACCACAGTTGTGGCATTTATAAACATAGTCAGTCTTTACACGAAAGATATACCCACGCGCTAGGTTCTTCTTTTTTTTACTGTCACCACAGTAGGGACACCTGAAGTTATACAGGTGCTCCTTTTTCTTGGCAAATTTCTGTAGTTGAGGACTAACTAAACTTACGTATTTGCTGTCTAGGTAGCTCATGGGTAGAATCTGTCAGTCCACCCATAATACCAGAAATTGTGGGTGGCGTCAAGAATTTTATCATAGGTGGAACCACTTGTAATACTGCCACAAGGGTAGCAAGGACTGCTCCTGCACCGACAACAAACTTTGCGTTGGCATCCACTTTGCTCTGTACAAGACTAATCCTCTCATGCAGAACCTCATTATCTTTATTATGTCTTACCTTCATCTCCTCAAGCATACCGATGATGAGCTTATCGGCACGTTCAGATTCATCCAAACGATTTTCATGGCGCTCCAAGATAACAGCAATCTTATTACTGTTATCAGAGATTGTTCCTACTGCTCTTTCAAGCTTGTCAAGCATCTCTTTGGAGAGATCTTCATAAATGTTCAGTTTACTTTCTAATACTGCTAATCTACCAAGACCGAGAGCCATACCTATACATTCCTTACAGCGAAATCCAATGCCGACTGGTACGTAGCAGCATCTTTGTTGAGCATATAACGAAACTGTGTCTGGTGCTCATTAGGAAGTTGTGCATAGCATGCAGCAATTCTCTTTGCAGAAAAATTATCAAGGTTCTGTTGCGATCCATCACCAAATGTAATCTTCGCAAAGGAAGACTCACCAGAAGGATTGAGTTCGGAGGTTGCAACTTGGAGTGCAACGTCTAGGGCATCTTGTTGTGCAGTGGATTCAGTAATCATGTTAGTAGTCACTTCAGTTTCTTCTTTTTTAAGTTTAGATGTTTGATCGGATGCCTTCTTTTTAAAGTCAGACATACGAGCCTTCATTAGCACGTCCATTTCTTTCGTCTTGGACTGCATTTTCTTTTTCGCTTCGTCCCGTTTCTTCTGCAGATCTTTAGAACGGCCTAGTTTTTTCATCTGACCGATTTGTTTCTGCGCTCTTTCTGTTTCAGAAGGAGCTGCTTCTACAATTTGAGTATCTAATTCTTCTTTCATTTTTTTACGGGACTGTATACGAGAGAGCATTGTTTTTGCACCCTTGGTGCGACCATCTACCTTGTCTTGATTGGCTTTCTTATATCTACGATGAGACTTTGGGTTAACAAATACGAAAGCAGGTGGCATTGACAAAGCAGCGCCATCACCAGCCATCATTTCATTCACAGTAGATTTAGATTCTTCAGACATTCTTGATCAACGTCGAGGTTTAGACTTTCTGGTAAGCGGTTAAGGGTCAACATAAAAGCTTTTAATCTTGACCAATGTTTCGCCTCTATTTTATAAAACAATAGAGGCGTTGCAGCATCATCAAATACATTATACATGACGATGATATGATTTAAAATGAGATGAACTTTCAACTCACCGTGCATTTCATAACGACGAAATAAACGTTTGACGCACTTAATCTTATTTAGATCTTTTTTAAAGTCATCATACGTAGCGGAGTTCGGGTTATTATAATTACGTATAGCAAACATCAACCAGTTGTCCTGGTTCAACTCATCGAACTTCATTTATTATTCGGCGGTAGTAACTACTGCGGTAGCGGAGATAACTTCGGTAGCACCATTAGTGGAGTTGATCTTGACACGGTAGGAACCAGCGTCAGTTGCTGCATATTCTGCAACCGCAAAGGTTGTTGCAGTCTCTCCAGAAATGTTCGCCCAACGATTTGCATCAGACAACTTCTGCCACTGATAGGTGAGAACAGAAGCATCTGCAGGAGGAGTTGCGATAGCGGCAAGAGTAAGTGTCAAAGCAGCATCAACAGCAACCGCAGTATTTGCAGGTTGTGTATTGATAGTGATTGCTACGCTTACGTCTGCTGCTGCAGCGTCGTCTGCCTGTGTTTCGTTAGAGTTAGCTTCAGGACCAGCAATGGTTACTAGCATCTCTGCCTTATGGCGAGTGTGACCATCACAATCAGTGAAGGTATAGTAAGACCACCAACCAGGAGCATTCAGACCACGAGCCTTATTCTCGGCAAGTGCTGCTTCGGTGTCATCAATAAAGATTGTTTGTTTTGCTTGTGATGATGCAGCAATGCCAATGCCTGCTTTGGCTTTGTTAGCATTGCTGTCATCCTTTCCGTATAGGGACATGAGTTTTCAGCGCGTTTATATTTACCTAATATGTATTTATAAAAAAAAGGGAGAGGCACTATGCTCTCCCTATATTATCACTCTTCTCTATTCTTAATCGCTTTGGTGACAACTTCAAGTAGTTGATCATCCATGTCAGTCTTGGTCAGCTTAACCGCTTTAGCAAGAATAACAAGACAGATCTCAACCATCTTCTCACCAAGTTCTTCATTCTCTGGGATTTTATTAATGGCATCGGTAATAATTTTTGACGCCAGGGGAAGTAGAAATGATAGCATGATTTTAGGGGCATAGTATACGCCCTTATTTAGTCTGCCTTTTTCTGACTCTTAATTGCCTTGAGAATATACTTTTTATTCTTCTTGTTATTCTCTTTATCCTCGGCAGCACCGTCTTTGATGTCAGGCATCACTTCAACGTGTGCCGATTTTACTTTTTTTCTTCGCCAATCTCCTTACGAAGTTCTGCCTGCTCTTTCATCTTCTTACTGGTGTTGACGATCTTGGAGACCTTCTTGCGACGTGCTAGAAGATACTTATCAGACTTATCATGGTCACCATCGTTGTCGATGTCCTTATCTTCCTTGCCTACGGGATCAAGTTTCTTCTCTTTGATCTCTTCGCCAGTAGGCTCAAAGCCTGCCTTGACACAGTTGTTAACTTCCTTACCACCTTTCTTCTTGGTGCCTTGCTTCTTATATCCTTTCCAGCAAGAGGTGTTACCGTTGTCATCTTTACCATCCATCTTAACTTCAAAGATGTATGTTGCTCCATCAAGTTCAAAAGAAACTGACTCTACAGCAACTTTAGTAGTATCTTTGATCTGTGCTCCAACAGAATACTTCATGCCTTGACCTGTACGCAGGTTAGCAGCAGGATCAGGGGGAGCAGCGTTTGTTTTAGGATCTTTAGTTGAGAAATCATCTTCTTTCTTATCCTTACCAGCAAGGTCAGGGATAGAAGTAGATGCATCAGTACCACCAGCAGGACCAGGAGCTCCTAGATCTTTCTTCTCTGGTGCGGGGATGGTAGCAGACTCTTCACTGATAGTAGACTGTTGGAATCCATCTCCACCCATCCACTTGGAATACGAATTGATAAGTGCCTGGGAATAGGCATCATTATGCTGCACACTATTGACTGGTTTCTGTCTTTCCATTATTGAAAATACTACTTTTCCTGTCTTTATTTATGGTATCAATTACTTGTACGGCGCGGATGTCTTTTACCCACGCTCTAAACATTTCACCAGACTCGGTGATTGCAATGACATAGTTGACTCCAGATCTATGTATACTACCTTTCTGTCCAGTCAATGCATTCATAACAATATCACCTTCAGCAAATGTATCAGTTTGTCTGTGCTGTTGACGAACTGCTTGCTCTCTCAATTTTTTGAAATTTTTCATTTAAAATTAGCGGGGAGTGCTTCCTTAATTTCCATCATCATTGCCATACAATCTTTATCATTCAGTGCTCTGGGTATACCAGACCTAAATGTTTTGAAGTCGGCAGCAAAAGCAGCACGTCTCATCTTCGTTCCAGAAATAGCAAAGGTATCTCCATCAGCATCTCTGCTGCCTGAAGATTTAATTTCTAGTTTTCTAAAAGAAAACTCCGTGCCGTTATATTTATGGAGGAATGACATGGCTGATACCCTATCAGATCCTACAAGAAACACTGCCTCATTATACCCTGCCATCATAAGCTCCTGTAAGATCTCCACGGGTTGTTTAGGACCCGAAAAGATCTTACCCTTATGTTCTGGGAACATCTTCTCCATGTAGAATAGTTTACGATTAGGTGGGAGGGGATTCTTTCCTTTAGTGTCGTGGGATTGAGAAATATAAATGCGATAATCATGTCGTCCTGATGCACGTTTCACTCCATCAAAGTTTTCTTTATGTCCCGTAGTAGGTGGTTGGAATCTGCCAAACGTAAAGTAGCAGGTCTTACAATTTAACGCCATTGTTTTTGTAGAGTGAAGTTATTGAATGCAAACTCAAATCTATTAACAAATTTAATCATACTACCATCTTTATGAAGAACATATCCTTCAGGTGTCGTCACCTTATATCCATTCTCTGTCTGGACATAGGTTCGGAACTCTTCTAGGTGGTCCAGTTTATCTATAACCAATTGTTTTAAATCTTGAATCTCTTTATAAAGAGAAATCATAGTCTTAAAGTTATAGACATTATCTAGGAGATAGTTTTCACTCTCATATACTAGCGCACATTTCTTGGTTCTATTAGCAACTGTCTTGATCTTTCCCAACTCCTTCTGCATCTTCTCATCGTAGAAGTTTACCAGTGCGTTGATCGTCTCGTCCACGTTCGTAATCTGTGTCCCAGTTCTAACTTCTGAATTGAAGAACTGTTTGATGTAGGTAGAGATGTGGAATTTTTTATCACCAGTGTTGCCCATATTAGAGACAAGATTGTCAAGAAAAGGACCAGCAACGGCACACATGCGTTCGATTTTTTGTACATGTCTATCAAAGCGTTGTAATTCTATTTGACTAAAACCAACTTGATCCATTGGTGTGTCATTTTTAATCACCAATGCATCAGAAGAACCAGTAATATCAGCACCAGCTCTTGCTTGCATCTCTGATAAAATATTACCAGTGTAATGCGTGTGGAATACTACGCCTATTTTAGCAGTCTTTGCTGCTTTTCCAATAGGATGATCTATGGGTATACCATAGGTGATAGTGTTGGGTCTAAATGTATACAGTTTCTCTCCATCAACTGTCTCTGTCTTTAGATCACTGGTAAATAACAGGTCTCCTTGCACCACACCCTTGATACCTAGTTCACTAAAGTATCTCAAAGAGAACTTTAGTTTTTCTGCCAAGTCTCCCTGATATAGCATGTCAATCTTTGCTTCTGATGCACAGATCTTTGGTTCAGTCTTATTAAATACCGACTTGGTTCCCACAAAGAAGTATCCATGCTCTGGATGTACACCACATATAACAGACGGAGCACCATCCCATTTAGTTTGCATGAATCCACCACTTTCCTGGTGACCTAACATCTTACGAAGTTCTTTGAGAAATGACACTGCTGCCATACACCCATCAGTGCCATAGTTTAACATCTCATCTTCTAGATGCTCTAGGTGCTTAAGCTGTTTAATATTTGACATCAGTCTGACTCAATCCCTTTCTCTATAGAACCAGGCCAAGGAGCAACACTCATCTTCAATGTAGTTGCTAGTTGTGTACCAGAGAACTTAAATCTGATCTGGACAATTTGTTTTTCACCTGCCTTAACACCAATAGTATAACCATCATCACCACCTAGGTTCTCATACTTAAG